GGCATTTTCTGCTTCTATTGCCGTTATTCGGGCTGTTTCTTTGTCCGAAAACTTACCGCCTTTGCCTTTGTAGAATATTTTCTTCTTTGGCTTTGCGGGTTCTGTAGTTGAAAATAGATCTCCCATAATATGATTATTTAGTTTGTAGTGGTTCGGTCGCTGATCTTGTCGAAGTCTGGTTACTGAGCGTAGTCGAAGTAAGCGGATTCGAAGCATGAGTTTAATAAGTTGCTTGCCATGCTTTCACTATTTCCAATCCTGTTACAAATGGTTTTTTATTTGCTTTCCTATATTGAGCTTTTAGCGTTCCGGCTTTAATGTATCGCTCTATTGTTCGCTTACTTACTCCAAGTTTTATTGCGGTATCAGCTATCGAATACCTACTTACTGGTTCAACTTCTGGGGGTGTAGCTATCATATCGGTAATTCTTGTGCGGTTTCATAAAAGTTCTCAAGCATCACTTCACGTCGTAGGTTAACATCATCGCTTCTGAATTCGCAAAACCATACGCCTTCTTCAATATCGCGCATTAGGTTGCGCCGTTCGTTGTCCTTTTCGGTTTCTATGTCTTTTTCCAACATCCCGAATTTCGCGTAGTACTTATCGCATAGCGAGTAGAGTAATGTTCCAGGCTCTACCTCCTTGCCAAATAGCGTATAAGTACGTTGTTGTATGGTGGTTATTTCCATGTGAGTAGTATTAATTCTGTTTATTACTAGCCGATTGTATCTGTACATCAACCTTAATGCACTTCCAACCGTATTTTTTTGTTTCTTCCCAGGTAAGTGAAGTTCCACTAATGAAATTACCTATACACTCTTTTTTTACTCTTTATAAAGTGCTGTAGTAAACATTTTCATTTTTGTCAACTATTGCCCAAAGAGTTGCTTTGAAGTCTTTCATGGTAGCTGTTTCTTTACTTTAGGTTTTGGCTTGGCCAAACAGGTCACTATATACTCATCTACCATACCGTCCTCTGATACAGTAAATTCATATCCTTCTTTTCTTTTCAGTTCAGAAGCAGCCACACGAGCTAATTGAACCTTAAATTGATTTGTGCTAAATAGCGTTGGAACACCTATTTCTATTGATTTTAAGGTGTTTGATAGTGATGGCTTACTCACTATTTTTACTCTTTGTGTTGTAGTTATGCTCATTTTTTGTATTTTTGTAAATTATTTAGCGTTGTAAGTTGTATTATTAGTGCTATTTATATGTTTCTCATACCAGATAGACACTTATATATTTTTTTTAATTTAAATCCTGTTGATAAACTTATGCTGTATAAGTTTTGTTATTAGTTATAATTATATGGTGCAAATATATAGAAATATTGATATACTAACCAAATAATATATAGAAAAAATGATATATTTTTTTGATAGACTAGACAAATTCATGGAATACAAGGGTTTAAATGACAATAAACTTACTGTAGAAGTCGGCATTTCTAACGGATTGATTGGTAAAGCTCGCAAAAGAGGGTCCTTATCTCAGGATAATATATCAAAAATTCTATATACCTACCCAGAATTAGACGCTAATTGGCTTTTTTTGGATGAAGGTGAAATGCTTAAGAGCAATAAAATTCATTCATCTGTTGCTGATTTACCAACTGAGTACAAAAAGCCAGATAAGAGTCAAATGCAAATTATTGAAGAATTACAAAAACAGAATCATGACCAAAGGAATGATATCGAGTGGTTCAAAAAAGAGTTGGATAAAAAGCAGGAAATGATAGATGCATTATTGTCTGGAAGTGTGTGTGTAAAAAAAATGTAATTGTAAATTTAAAGTTTTAATAACATGAAATCAAAATTGGACTTTCCTCTGACGATATTGGGATTTTTTTTAGTTATAGGATCTGCATTTTTATATCAAAAAGAAACATCAACATATATCGTTTCAGAGATTGGCGAATTATTCAAGTATCTATGCATATTTGAATCTTGTTTTGCTTTTTTTATATACATTATTTTAAAAATTGTAACAAAATCTTATCATGATAAAGACAAAAATTATTCAGTCAGAATAATGGTATCTTTTCATTTTTCATTTGTATTAATACTTAGCATTATATCAATCTATTTTTCAATGTCATTTATTCCTGTAGTTCTACTTATTTTAAGCGAATTGATATTTATTTATGTTTTGTGGAATAATACTCCCAAAATAGAAATATTACAATAATTAATGTATAAACATATGTTTGGAAAAAATCTTGAAAAACTAATCCGGGATCGGAAAACAAGTAAAACCAATTTTGCTGCTTATCTTGTCGTTTCTCGCAGCACGTTGGATGATTATCTAAATGAGGTTACATTTATGCCTTCAGATAAAATCGAAAAAACAGCAATTTACTTCAATGTTACTGTAGGTTTTCTGTTTGGAGAAGATCAATCCGGACAGCAAATTGAGCAATCTTTACAGAAACAACTCTCTGAAATGAACAAACAGCTCAGCGCACAAACCAAATTACTGAACAAAATCCTAAGCAAATAATGTACAAGGAATTTTCAAGACAGCACATTTTCAATAATACTATTGTACGATTTTCTGTACAAAACAAATACTATATGTAGTATTTATCTTACAATCAACATACTAAATCCTTATATATCTGCTTTGGGAGCAGGGGGTCGTGGGTTCGAATCCCGCTACCCCGACAAGTTGAAAAACGTAGTTTATATAAGTGGTTTACAGTTGATTAGAATTTTTAATTCCAACTTTAAACCACTTATTTTTTATGTCCAAAAAACAACTATGTACAAGAAATTTTCAAAACGAATTGGCAAACACTGACAATTTGCGACAAAATGCGACAAATCAATTGTACGATTTTCAAAAAGTATCTTTATCTTCATCCGGTTATCCTGAAGCAATAAGCATGAAATTAGCCGTCATACTAGAAACACGCCGGGCGAAAGCGAATGGCAAATTCTCCGTAAAAATCAGGTTCAACTTCAAGAACCAGGCCTTTTATGTAAATACCGGTATTGATGTTCCGCAGGAAAATTTCCTTCTGGGTAAAATCATTGGCTTACCAAAGGCCACTATGATGAATTACATCATATCCCAAAAACTGGAATATACACAAAATGTGCTCGAGGATCTGCAAATGCGTGGACTACTCAAAACGAAATTCCAAACCGGTACCGAAATAAAACGTTTTATCGAATCGGGTGCTGATGGATATGATGAACTGGATAAGGTGGACCGCATGAAACTGCATTTCAAAACCTACACCGAAAACCACTTAAAAAAATATACTTCCAAGTCTTCGGCCGATCAGTACCGGCTTATGCTCAAAAAAGTGGAAGCATTTTGTGAAATCCAAAATATATTTATTTCGGATATCACTGTGGGGTGGTTGAAAGATTTTGAAATTTTTTGCGATCAAACGGGTATGTCTACTAATGGAAAGGGAAATTACCTTCGTGCCATTCGTACTATTTTCAATGATGCTATCGATCGTGATTTAATTAGTCCGGATAAATATCCATTCCGTAAGTTCAAAATTAAAGAAGCTAATACGAAACATAGAAATATCACTTTGAAGGATTTACGCTATATGCTGAATTTCGACTATGAAATGTTTTATGCCGACCTGAAAGAAAATGCAAATAAATATACTTCTGAATTTCCAAACGTAAAACGCTACGTCGATCTATTTTTTCTATCCTTCTACTTGTGTGGCCTAAACCTGAAAGATTTGCTATTTTTGAAAAAATCCGATATCAGGGGTGGTCAGTTATCCATACTTCGTGCTAAAACCGACGAACCTATTATTATTCGTATTGAACCGGAAGCTCAGGAAATAATAAGTCGTTACCCCGGTAAAAAATACTTACTCGATTTTATGGACACTTATTCTACCGACGATTATAAAAATGTTGAAAGGCGTATGAATACAAACATAAAATTTGTTCTACCATTCATTACCGCTTACTGGGGGCGTCACTCGTGGGCAACTATTGCCGGCGAACTGGATATTCCTGATCCTATCATTGAAATCTCACAGGGGCGTAAAATAAAAGGTATGTCTGCAACCTATGTAAACCGCAACATAAAAAAGATATCTGAAGCCAACAGAAAGGTGATCGATCATCTTTTCAAAGTGGAGAAAAAGAAAAATTCTACTCCTAAAACTGAATAATTCAATTTATTTGTTTTTCTTTGTAGCGTAAAAACTACAATTTAATCAATATTATTATGCAAGAAAAAGATAATTTTGTTTTCAAAAATATTCCTGAGTTAAAACCTTATGATTTTATTTTATCTATTGATATTTTAGATAAACCGGTATGTGTATATGCTCTTTTCAAAAGAGTTATTGGAGAACAACCTTACTGTATTAATATCAAAAAATCAATGACTATGATTTATTTGTTGAAGAAGTTCAGAATATTCAAAAATATTTTGATACTATTGTTGTAGGCAATTATAATGAAGTAAATAGTATATTCGAAGATATCAAAAATATAAATTTTATAGAAGCAGAGTAAACATACTTATTCCTTATAACAAAAAAGCAACGTAATCACGTTGCTTTTCTTTTTTACACTATACACTTTACACTATCAAATAGGTTGCTGAGCTTGCCGAAGCATTACCACGCCATTTTCTTACTCTTCACTCCACTCACTACTTTTATTTTTGCCGGAATAGGTAATTCATAGCAAATATACAATCCTATCATAGTGGCCATAATCCGGTCATCGTGTTTTCCTTGTTTTGCGCCTGTCTTACCGTCTTTCTTTGTCTCAAAGGTTCGTGCTTCATTCAATGTTTCTTCGTCTCGCTCTACATATCCCTGCTCACGCAAAATGGCTATGTAGTTATTAATTACCATTGGCTTGGTACTCTTATTGGTATTAAAACCGTATTTTATGGGCGCACCTTCGCGTATCTTGTCAGCCGGCGTTCTGCTGTACATATTATTGTAGTACTCTGCTATGGTATCGAAGATAAATTCCGTTTCGTCTCCATCTGCTGTACTGTCGTAGGTATTACTTTCTACTACCAACAATGCATTATTGTAATACTTGGCTATCTGTGCAGCTATCCAGATAGTAATATCCTTGTCAATATGCCCGTAGAATAAAGCCACAACGTACGGTTTTTCGCCGTACATCATCCAGTATCTATCAAAAACTTTTATCACACCGTAGTCAGCTCCTTCGCTTGTTCCGCGCTGTGGATCGAATACTACTACATACCTGTTACTTATTTTCTGAACTGTGTCCGGGTATTCCCATACATGCAGTTTATTCACGCCTTTGTGGAAACGTAGCTTCTGATCACCATTCAACACAAAGTTGGTGGCTTCCGTATCTTCTACAAAGTTTACTTCTTGTAATATTTCTTTTCGGCGCTTTTGTTCTACTACGGCTATTTCGGGTGCACATTTCGAACTCATGGTACCAACTGCCACCGGTGGGCAACAATCCGGACGAAGTTTCTCAATATCATCGGCTTTAAATACCGGACTACCTGAATCTTGAAACGCTTCTATATCATCACTGGGGTACTCTTGCTTCATCTTGCTTTCGCTCGGCATAGTGGCTGCCTTCATTCGTCTCCAGTTCAAATTTTCAAGGGTACAAATTTTTATTTTTGAATTATTATTGTATATGTTCCATTCATAATCTGTCATTGTAGAAATGAACTCGGCTACCGTTCCCTTTTTCTTTCGGCCATTATGCATGTAATAACTACCGTCGAAAGTTATTTCATACATTTTCAGCATAAACCATGGTGCAAATATGGCTCTGTATGCTGTTTCTTCTTTTTTTGCTTTTTGATACTGCTCATAAAAAAAATCGCCGACCCCATTGGCTGTACTTTCACGTGCTATCATGGTATATGGACCACTTGTTGAAGATGAAATAATAGTTCCCTCCAATGACTCCGGATTATTATTTTCTGTCGATGGATAAAATGCTTCTTCCGAAAAGTGAATCATTTTTACGTCTTGCGATCGTACACTATCGGGTTCTGTCGCAAATCCTACAGTTATTCTACAACCTCTCTCAGGAAGTTCTTTTATGTTTTGTGTTCCTCCAAATCCTCGGATGCTAAACTTTACACCATTTATGGCCGGCATATTTGAAATTGATTTTTCATACATCGACCTTACATTAATGGCTGCATCTCTTGTATGGGCGCAAACTACACTATTCCAGTTTTTCCTATGAATGGTTTGAATCCATTTCATAATCATCTGTATCAATGTAGAAAAACCCATTTGTTTTGCTTTCAGAATTTGCAAAAGTATTTGAATCCCTGCATTTATATCTCCCATTATAATTATTAGAAGCATTCTTTGTGCCGGGTTCAAAATAAAAGGCCCTAACTCTGCCGTTTCTTTGTCAGGTATTGTCTCGCATGTTACTGCATAAAATTCAAAATCCCATTTATATCGTTCTTCGCATACTTTCAACCAAAAAAAATCAATTTCTATCTGTGACGGTTTATGCTTCAACTTTTCACGTAATGCTTTTTCAATGCTTCCATGTTTTTTCAGCATAAGTATCGCCGGATGATTTTCCATCTCCACCGGCATATAAAATGTCCGTGGGTTCTTATCCGCAACCTGTAATACAAACCTATCCCCGCAACAATTCAGACCTGATACCGGATCATAGTCTTTCTTCTTATCTGCATTCCTGCGGGCATTCTCTTGTATTATCTGTTCAGTTGTCATTTCTGTTTCAAAAACTTACTTATTTGGTCAAGGCCTTCACAACATTCCTTTGCCATTTTTGGAATATCTTTTTTCATATCTTCCAAAACTTCCTGAATTTTTATGTTCTGCTCTGTTTTTGGTATATTTTTTTGATAGAATACTTTTTTACACTCTTCACTACAGAAGATTAGTGAACTGTATTTAGTAGAAAATAAACACGCATTTTTGTAAATAAACCCCTTTTGTTGGGCTTCTATTCCAATTGATACTTTACTTGTTTTCCACGTTTCAAATAAAATTTTGCTACATTCATCACATATTACTTTTTCCATAATTCAATGTTTCTTATTAATCTGTACATATTCTATTCTTTGCACTCTTCAAGTACCCTTCAGTGGATTTAGGGGTGGTATTATTCTGTAAATTCTAAAATTCTGTAAATTCTGATTCAGACAATTTTTATTCTGTAAATTCAATCATCCTGTAAATTCTGATTCAGACAAAAATGAAATCCCCGCGTTTCACAACGAGGGGATTCCGCTACTCAATCTAATACTATGAAAAAAAATCACACAATCATTTCCTTTTTATACCTATAAACCACCTTTTAAACGGGTGATCATTACACCAGGTACGATAGTAATTAAGTGCGGTTATGTCGGTAGTCATAGTTGCTACGGACTGCTTCAATAAACTTATGGCGGAGTCTTTATCGCTGTTGTTTTGCTTGAGTAAAAAAAGTGTTGTTTTCTGTGTTGTAATGGTACTGTCCAACTGTGTTATGGCACTATCTTTCTTCTGAATATTATATTGCTGAGCTGTCACCAATGAATCGCATTGCTCAAGCGTATGGTTACGGTCATATCTCGCACGTAAAGTATCTACTTCTGTGTCCGACTGCTTTAATCTGAGTTTTAAATCGCCATTTTTGGCGTACAGCAAGAAACATGTATTTCCAATTTTCAATAACTGACTATCCCTGATAGCACATTGTTTCTGTAGCGAATCTACCTTGCTCAGGTTCTCAACTACTACCGGCTGAATAGTCTGCACCGGCAATGGGTCTTTTTTCATGGAGTAATACCACGCTGCACCCATTGCTACAATCACAATCGATAAAATGATAATTGTATTTTTCATATCAAAATTCTTTTAGTATTACCACTGATAAACTTTTTCGATCCATAAAATTCAACCAGGCCATAAACTGATCCAAATTATTCCGAACTAAACATGCTACCGACCAATTCGCGATAATGGTAGAGTTCATACCGGCCCGATGACAATTGGCACCAATAATGTCGTTGCACTCTTTTCCTATTTCTTCGGCATGTTCGTTTCGGTTAGCATCTCTGAAGTACGGAAATCCTTTACATTGCACAAAAGCCTGTTTTCCTTTGTGTAGTCCGTATTTGTGACTGTCATACACAATTGTGTCCGATTTCAATACAGCGCACCCCACTGAGTTGTATTCCTCAAAATGCTTTAATCCATACTGTCCGGCATTGGTGGTACCGGTACATACCATTATGAAGCGTGGAAGTTTTATGTCACCATAGCATTCAAACGTGTAGCATTTATCGTCAAACTGATCGTATGCATCCTCGTTGCTTCTTATCCATACATCTAATATGCCTTTCGGCCATCCTTTGAACGATGGTAATGATTTTACCCGCTCAAGTATTTCCTTATCGGTATAAGTTCTTACATTACTCATAACTTACTATTTACTGATTACTGTTTACTGCTAACTGTTCACTGTTTCACCTCTTCCTTACTCTGCGCATACGCCACTACTGCACCCAGTACAGCACCAATATACCACGCGTAGTCCGTAAACCACTGCGGGGTATTTATTCCCGGTAATACGGAAGATGTTCCGGCGATGGCCACTACCACGGCCAAAAATGTAGCTGCCGTGTTTCTTATCTTTTTCCACTTCTGTGGAGTGGGAGAAGCAAACTTGCTCCAAAATGGTTTTGTACTCATATCTTCTTCGTTTATGTCGTAATGCCGACTTGATTTGTCTGTAAATATTTTTTGTAATAGTCTGGCCCACCATTTAGTATTGCAACTGCTTATGTTTTCGCAAACCGAAACGATCTGAACACCTATTACTATTGCTGCAGCAATGTTTGGTAAATGCAAATCTCCAAAATCCTTGGTAACATATGTATTTACCTGAATGGATAGCACCACAAATACTAAAGCATTAATTCCTGTTTCAATAATCTTATCTGCCTTTTTACTCTTGAATTTAGCAGTAGATAATCCGGTATATAGTTTTACTCGTTTCGACAGTTTATAAGCCGTCCAACAGTCCCATATTATTGCTGCAAAACAAATAGTTACAAAAGGTATTGCGGGTTCTATAATTGCAACGATACTTGTTACAAGGCTAAATGTCCATTTAAGGAGTGGGCTTGTTGTCATAGTTTATATTTATAAATCAGCGATTATATTAGTGAACTCATTCCAATACGGTGCTGCTTGATAGGATGCTAGTGATCCTACTGCTACGTGAAGTGGTATTGTTTTATTTACATTATAAAATGTATTTGAAAATATAATTTGTGGAGTTGATATCATATTATTAATTAATATCAACCCTATACAATTGTAAAATGCTGAATCTCCAATGGAAACAACTGAATTTGGTATTGTCAAATTTCCATTAAATCCAGTACATCCAATAAATGCAAGATTTCCGATTGAAGTAACTGAATTCGGAATTATCAAATTACCAGTTAATCCAGAACAAGTATAAAAAGCATAATTTCCAATTGAAGTAACTAAATTTGGAATTGTAAAATTACCAACAAATCCTATACATCCTGCAAATGCTGCGTCTCCAATCGAAGTAACTGAACTCGGTATTATCAAATTACCAGTTAATCCAGAACAATTCTGAAATGTATTATTTCTAATTAATGTAATTGAATTCGGAATCGTTAAATTTCCAGTTAATCCATAACAGTTGTAAAATGCTGAATCTCCAATGGAAGTGACTGAACTTGGTATTATTAAATTTCCAATTAACTCAGAACAATTATAAAAGGCTAAATTTCCAATTGTAACGACCGAATTTGGAATCGTCAAACGTCCATTAAATCCGGTACATCCAATAAATGCAAGATTTCCGATTGAAATAACTGAAGTAGGTATTATCAAATTACCTGTTAATCCAGAACAAGTATAAAAGGCAGAATTTCCAATTGAAGTAACTGAATTTGAGATTGTCAAATTACCATTTAATCCTGTGCATCCTGAAAAGGCCCCATCTCCAATCGAATTAACTGAACTCGGTATTATCAAATTACCAGTTAATCCAGAACAATTCTGAAATGTATAATTTCTAATTAATGTAACTGAATTCGGAATTATTAAATTTCCAGTTAATTTTGAACAATTGCAAAATGCAAAATTTCCAATTGAAGTAACTGAACTAGGGATTATTAAATTACCATTAAATCCTGAGCAGTCTTGAAATGTAAGGTTTCCAATTGTAGTAACTGAACTCGGTATTATCAAATTCCCAATTAATCCGGAACAATTTATAAATGAAACATATCCAATTGTAGTAACTGAACTCGGAATTGTCAAATTACCAGTTAATCCATAACAGTTGTAAAATGCAAAATCTTCAATTAAATTCAAACAGTTTAGTGTCTGTAAGTGAATATAATTTAGAGTCGTTGAATTATTTGCATTTATTGAATAGCAGTTACTTGAAATATAAGCCCATACAGAACTATTAGGTATATTAGCTACAATGCTTATTGCATAATCAATTACTATCACATTCCTCTTCGTACTATTACTTGTCCACGTTACTGTACCACTCACAATAGTCGTATATGAACCCCCATTCTCAGCATAAGCATAACTTCTACCAGCTACAGCGGGAAGTACTGTAGTTGAAGAAGGACCAACAGAGAATATATACTTCTTATTCACATCATGATAGGCTGCAAAAGCATTCACTATATTTAGTTCTTGTGCATCCGGGTTGAAGTTATACGGTGCAACAAAAGCTTCCATCGTGTAATTTATTGGTTGTACAAATGCAAATGGATTTATTATCATCTCTTTTACGTAGATATTGTGTATATTTTTACGAGGGTCATTGTAATAACCCTCGTCTAAAATTTCGGCTTCCATTAGTTAGTTTACAAATGGTGTATTCCCAATGGCAATATTATCGCGCTCAAATCCTTCTGATATGTCAAGCACATTACCTGATGTGAATTGCTCAACTAGGTATACTCTTCTGGCTGCATTCTGTGCCATTTTATACACTACGTCGGCATGTCGTTTTTCTGCATTTGCTTCTTCAGCAGTTGGTTCTACTCCTTTGGCAATGGCAAGCGTATAAGCCGACATAAAGAAGGATAGTTTCGATTCTTCCGCTTCTTTCAGCAATGCTGCATTGGCGTTGGCTTCCTCGGCTTCAATCGATTTGATAATATCAGCAAGCGGACGTTTTTCTTTGTCGTAGGTTGTTATCCACGTTTTGTACATTGGCCATTGTGGATGTGGAGTATCACTTGGTTGTTGTTTATCAATTCTTATATAAACGCGTTGATCGTACTCGATAGGAGGTAATGGAATATAATCGGCTAACCATTCTATTCCTTCGCCCATAAATGGTATAGGTTCGCCCATCAGCACCGGGCATGGATTGTAGTTCAAAATTTCGAATGCGCTTTTGTCGGCATTCCACTGGATAGTTCTTCCTTTTAGTTGGCTCATAGTGCTATGTTTTTATTAAGTTGAATTTTATTATTGCGCCTTTTCCTGTGTTTACTCCACCCACTGCATCAATACTTATTTCTATTCTATCACCCACTGAAAATAGTATTGGTGTAGTTACTAAATCGTAGGGAGTTGCTGCAGTAAGGTTATCCAGTTCATTTACGTCAATAGTTATCTTTGTAGTGAAAATAGATGTTCCGTTTTTCTTTATGTTTGCTTGAAATACACTTCCTGTTGGTGCTTCCGATAAGCTCAATAATATGCTTGTAAGTGTACAGTTATAGGGAATTGTATCTTTTATTTTTATACCAACAGAAATATTTGATTCCTGATCGGATAGGGCATAACCGAGTATTTCGGTTGAAGAACCTGGTATTCCTTGTGCACCGGTATTTCCTGTATCTCCCTTGTCTCCTTTATCACCCTTTATACCTTGAATGCCTTGAGGACCTTGTGCTCCGGTATTTCCATTGGATCCATTCATCACAGTATAATCAGTAGTACTACCATCTGTATATGTAATTCTGTACGTGTCCATTGTTCCGGCTGCTCCGTTACCGGTAATGCGAACATTAGATACTATTCCCCTGCCATTATTTCCTTGTGGTCCTTGTTCTCCGGTGTCTCCTTTCGCTCCTGTATTTCCGGTATCGCCTTTCGCTCCTGTATAACCTTGTATTCCCTGAATGCCTTGTATTCCTTGGTTACCGGTATCTCCTTTGTCTCCTTTATCACCTTTTATTCCTTGGACTCCCTGATTTCCTTGTAATCCGGTATCGCCTTTTATTCCTTGAATGCCTTGGTCTCCTTTTGCTCCGGTGTCTCCTTTATCACCCTTGTCACCTTTATCGCCCTTATCACCTTTGTCACCTTTAAGGCCTTGATTACCGGTATCGCCTTTCTCACCTTTTACGCCTTGTTCTCCTTGAGCGCCTTTCAATACGAATAATGTCCAGAACACTGGATTTACACTTGGCTCATTGGCCAATGAATCATTCATACAGTAATAGGCTTGCCCATCTACTGTACTTCTCACTACATCGGTATTTCCGTTTGCATCCGAATGGTAATACTGTTCGGTATTTACCCAATCGCCACGATAGTTTATTTTTATAATGGCTCCTTCTCCTTGTGGTCCTTGTGATCCTGTATCACCTTTGTCACCCTTATCGCCTTTGTCACCCTTATCTCCTTTTGCTCCTGGTGTAGTTCCTTCTATCGATTTCCATTCTTCCAACTCTTCATCCCAATAGGCAAAGGTCTTGATGTCATTCACAAATGCATAATACCCAAATGATCCACCATCTGGTAAGGCTATGTAAAGATCATCTATGGTTTGTACGGGTTCTTGCTCGTAAATTAATACGTTGATATTGCGTGGTTCGGGTTGGTGATTATGGGGTTCGGGTAGTGGACATGGAATTGGAAGTACATCATCTTTATCCCAAAGCAAAAATGAGTCGGTACCTACAATTCTATATGCATTCTCACCACTCTGGGCTATTTTACATTGCTTCCCTGTTCCATCGGTAAAAACAATAAGCTTAATATTACCCGTAAGCCCCGGAGGGGTCACTGAGCCTGCCGAACCGGTCACTGAGCCTGTCGAAGTGGTGACATTATAAATCCCATTTTCGAAAGGATCCAACCATGATGTTACTGTAAGCTCATCTGTAAAAAGTATTTCTTCAAATATAAATGCATCTGCCCACCTATAAAACTTTTGTTCGCCACGCACAAATGAAAACCAACCGTACTCACCACCGTCCGGATAGCGATCATACAGGTCATTCAGCGTTACTACGGCTTCTTGTATATATTTCAATGCGTCTACTATAGCCATTTTACATCATCTCTAAAATTTTACTTTCCAATACTTTGGCTGCTGAATCTTTTTCAAAACTGCTCAGCACTGTAGCTGCACATAAATAGGCCAATGGTTCAATGCCCTGGTAGTTGATTTCAATATTTGCTCCCATTTCGGTTACATTGGGTATGTATAGTGCTGTTTCTACTATGTGGGTGGTAGCATCTGCGGTGCGTGGTAAACTGTAATAATACAATGCCTGGCGCAATGTATTCTGATAGCTTATGTACCTAAATACGCATACCGGCCGTTGTACGGTTCCACGTAGGTATTCGTTGGATTGTTTTTTATTGATAGCGGGGGTTTCTTCAAAAGCGGTCAAACAGTTTTGTTTCCACCCTTTCATTTTAAATGATGATAATGACAAAAAATCGGTTGGTAGTAATACGTAACCGGTTCCGTCGGGTGCATCTACTTCTTTGGGTTGATCTGAAAATGATTTTGTTATAAACCAACTGCGTGGGAATAACTTCACAGCTCTGCGCCATGCTGCCGGAAATAGTTTTTCAATATAGGAACTTACATTTGTGTTATCCGATCCTACCAATTCAGCTCCTAAAATACTAGCATCCGATTCGTTTAGTATATCCAAAACTTTTTCTATAAAGGAAGTCTTTGTCATGGTAGTATAAATGGGTAGTTGGAAAAATGAGGGTAAAAAATTCGTTCTTTACCCTCATTGTTATTATTCACTGATCTTGTCGTGGTTACTGCGGTTACTGAGCGTAGCCGAAGTATTATTCCGCAACTTTCAAATTCGGAAACGAAATGCCAAGTTCTCCGGCTTTTGCCAAAATTCCTTCAGGACTTGCTAACGACTTACTTGTTTTCCCTACGTTGTAAGGTTCACCGGTAAGCACGTCTTTTGCTTGTTTGAATTCGATTACATCCGGAAATTCGGCAGGTTCAAATTCTTTAGCTCCTTTTGGTGGTTTTTGGGTTTGTTTTTCGCCTTTTTGGGTTATGGTTTCTTCTTCTCCGGTCGAAAAAAACAATTTAATGTTTTCCTCACCACCAGATTCAAAAAATTGGCTGCCTTCAATAGCTTCCTGTAATGTTTTGTCTGGAGTCGAAAAAAAAGCTTCTGTATCTGTACGGGCTTCTTTTAAAAATTTGATGTACTTGTTTTTTCCATTCAAAGGAATTGGCAAAGTATGCTCTTTACCAAGTGTTACTAGACTGTATATTTTCATTGTGTGGTGTGTATGACAATGAACAATGCGTAAGTTTTACGCACTGTTCATTGAGGGTTAGACTATACTAATTTTAAACGTGTATGTGCATTTGCGTTGGTGAGAACATAAGCAAATGTATCGATGAACACTTGCGATTGTGAGTCGCTTTGTCCGTTCTTCAGGTTATCAAGCGGAATAGATCTCCATGCATGTTTGTATTGTTTCAAATAAGCAGTATCAATTACAATACCGTTACCTGTCATTGCCAAATCATTAAATGCGGGTTCGTCGCAAATAAGCAAAGTATATTGTCCGTAAATGATTTTTTGCACATCGAGTCCAAAAACTTGTCCTTGTTTGCCCGGATAAATAACTTGGTTGTAATCTACCTTATTTATGGTTTCCAACAAATCGGCACCGGCAAATAATATCTTCATATTGCTCGAAGCATTTCCGGTAAAGATGGTTTTCATCATCGAAATCAAATCTTCGCGGGTAGCTGCTGTCGGTAATGAAAAGTCGCGACCGGCTTGCCACCAAATACCTTCTTGAAAATAAGTATCTTCTACTTTATTTTGATTATAGATATTCGCTGTTTTGATAACACGTTTTTTTCCTAACAGAATATCAGTTTCGCATGATTGTTTATGTTCGAAAATGGCAAAATCGGTAATCTCAGTTTTACCCCATTTTACCAATGCGCCATCTTGTGCATATTGAAAGAAAGTTGTTTCTTCAGTTTCAAAAATACCCTTCTGCATGTATTGTTTCATTTTTGTTGGAGTAGCTGAAATAGGTGCTGTTCTACTTTGCTTTTCCGAACCTGTTCGCATACCACGTACTACTACGGTGGTGGCTGCTAATGCGGGGATAGAATTAGTTACTGCACCGCTTTTCACTCCATTTACCGGAACAATAATCGGTTTACCTGTATTGTCTTTATCTTTTATATAACCAATAAACCAACCTCCGTCTAATGTCAATCCATCTTCTAAATAGCCGGGAATACCTTTGAATACCAATGTTTGATTTACCGCAACAAGATCATTGTTAGCCAAATCAATTGGCGATTGTGTCAATGCTGCCGTACTGAATGCAGTGGCTACTGTAGTAATCAATGGTAAGGTTTCAATTTCATCGTATTCGATAAACGGACTACCGGCTTCTCGTACTTTTGCATGTTGGGAGCCAAGCGTATACAATGGCGTTAGATGTGGCCTAATTACACATACTTCTTTTTCTATGGTGGCTAATACAATTTCGGGAGATTCTGACATTGCAGACTCTAATGAAACTGCTTCGCCCCACGTAATAGCACCGCCTTCGGCGTGAACGGCTTCAACTCCGGTGATCCCAAACAGAGTACAAGCCAATAAGATGGCAAACATTAATAGTCCGCTTCCTTTCAGTTTTTTAAAAATCTTTTTCATACGTTTTTTATTAATTAAAATTGTTTTTATTCTTTGTCTTTCAATGCTTCAGCTAAACTGATTACCTTAGGCTCTTCAAAAAGTGGTTTCTTTTTAATCACCTTATTAGTACCTACTCCGTTAGGGTCTGGGAGTAATGATTTACTTCCTTTTGCGCCTTTCATTGCATCAATAGCTTCATTTTTACCGGCTAGTTTAGCAGCTTCCAATTCGGCTGTTTTATCTTCGTCAGCATCAAGGCCTTTGTGTACAAGTTCAATTACTTCTCTCGAAATGTCTCTATCAATAAATGATTCTGCCAAATCAAGTATGGCATCATTGATACGTTCTACCATTTTGGGATCCAACTTGTTTTCTTCGGCGTAGGCTTTCAAGTTGTTTTCGTAGGCACTGAAGTTATCCTTCACTTTTTGGAACTTAGCTTTGTACTCTTCTTGTCCGGAACGCAATTGTTCCAACGATTCATCGTCCAGGTTATCGATCATATTTCCGAAACACTTACCTAAAGAAAATGCAAGGTTTTCACCACCGGCTACCATCGCAATAAATTGCGCAAAACGTGGATCTTCACTTACAATTGAAGCAAGGCGTTCATTCGATCCGTTCAGTTCATTGTACCGTCCTTCCAGTTCATCGCGTTCACCAATTCCTTTGTGTGCCCAGTCCATTAATGATTCATCATCTGGTTCATCGGTCATATCCGCATTCTTTGCTTTAAATATGGCCAGTAATGCTGCACGGCCGGTTGGTGAGCTTGTCGAACCATTGGCTGCATCGGTGGTCGCTGAGCTTGCCGAAGCGGTTGCTGTATCGGTTGCTGAGCTTTCCGAAGCATCGGGTGTTTTTTCTTCGTCTTTATTTACTATCATTTTACGATAATTTTGGGTTTGTTGGTCATTGTGACTCACATAATTGAATACAAATGAATACTTTTTCTATATTTTTATTTGCCCACGATGTCAAATTAAATAAAAGATGTATATTTGTAGCATTAAAACTACAAATACTTACAAAACGTATGAAAAACGCTACAGAAAGAAACGCGGAAATATTCAACATGTGGGCCAATCAAAACATGTCTTTCCAACAAATTTCGGAATTATCAATGCCGTCTTTTTATTCCATTAAATATATCCGCAACATTATTTATGGTGGGCGTACTCGACTGAAATCCGACTTCGAAAAGGATGTATACCGCATCTTCCGACTCAAATTCCTCGAACTTCAAAATATCAATGCTTCTATCTGGTTCGTATACGAAAACCAACCTTCCGGATTTGTATCTGAAAGAACAGTCCGCAGGATCATTACTGAAACATTGAAGTCTAAAAATAAAAAACAGACTATTCAACAGTCATAATTGTCCTCAATTTAATAACTAGTACTATGTCAGAAAAAAAAGTAATTGTTGTCGTGTGCGGTGATGACGGTGGAATAGGTAAATCTATTCGTGAAGTTATTGCCGCTAAAAAATTGGATGATAATGATGTTCAAATTGTAAACTTAGCTCAAGTTGAAAAAAGCGAATTGAAAGAACTTGCTGATCAACTCAACTCACTATCTGAACGTGAAAATCGTGTAATGCAGGACCTATGCACACTGGGTGAACCTGAAAAACTACAGGATTATTTTATTCCAAGTCCAAAACATAGTCCGAAAGGACATCAACGTAAATATAAATTTCATAAATAACTAATAATATGGAAAAATTCAATGGTAAAGCAATTTATAATCCTAGCGGTAAAGCAGGAGAGTATAGTTATTGGGCTTGTAATTTTTTTGTTGGTTGCAGCAATGGTTGTACATATTGCTATCTTAAAAAAGGACGTGGAGCATCTATTTTGGGTGGAGATAAACCCAAATTGAAGAAATGCTTTAGAAACGAAGCTCATGCTTTAGAAGTATTTGAAAAAGAATTACTTCAAAACATAGAAGAACTTCGCAAACATGGATTATTCTTCACATTTACCAGTGATCCAATGCTAAAGGAGACAATGGATTTGACATTTTCAGCTATGACAATTTGCTACATGTCAAAAATACCTGTAAAAATTCTTACAAAACGTGCTGATTTCGTAGATGCGTTTCTAAAACAAATCTCCGGGTTTAAATTTCCAACTGAATTAATTGCATTCGGATTTACACTTACCGGACATGACATATTAGAACCTGGTGCAAATACTAACGCTGAACGTATTGTAGCAATGCAAAAACTTCATGAAGCAGGATTTAAAACATTTGCTAGTATTGAACCGATTATTGATTTTATTTCTGCAAAAAATATGATTTCTGCAACTTTAGATTTTTGCGACTTATATAAGATTGGTTTATTGTCAGGTGGTAAATATGATAAAGTAGAAGTTCAAACCTTCGTTGAGTGGCTCAATGATATATGGGAACAACCTAAAATATATTTGAAAGAATCAATTCAAAAACTCAGCCATTATACAAATGATCAGTTAGGTGATAATTTCGTAAATCGTGACTACAATATGTTTGAAAATAAATAATTCAATCCTATGACTACACAACAATTACTCACACCACGCTACGAAGTAATAGCCGACTATCCTTTTAATCCGTATCAAATTGGTGATTTGGTAGAAAATATTGCAGATACTTCGGTTTTCCTGTACGCCAGAATAAATGACACTGATCATTTATCATCAAACGATGAAATATTTGATAAGTACCCGCACCTTTTCCGAAAACTAAACTGGTGGGAAAAACGAAAAGCGGAAGATATGCCAAAGCGATTAATATGCAAGGCCATTCCCGGCGATACTGAAATTATGGAAATTCAAGAATGGGATATGGATATTCTTGTCGGTTGGCTAAATAAGAAAGAACGACAATGTTGTTCTTTGCGTTCGTTCAATCCTGAATATGGATATTTCCCAGTTGATTAATTACTAACTAAAAATAAAATGGCAACACAAAAACAGCATGATGATGCATACAGTGAATTAATGAAATGGGAAAGTGAAGTGTGCGAACATAACAATAGAATTCTTTCCGAATTCAAAGTTCATGAAGATGATTTTACCGATCTGCTAACTGACTGCGATATAACCGGCAAAATTGAAATTGTAAAAGAGCCGAAAGGTACCGAACAAACAGAAGAAGAGTACGGAAATCTTACCATAACTCATATCGAGCAGTGGAGCATAGGAATAGAAGGTGATTCGTATTCAGGCTTTATTTATGCTAAAATTAAAGGACTTGAATTATGGTTGAAAATACCGTATTCGTGCTAATTAAATAAATTCATACAATATGAAAATTTTAGTTTCAACAATAGATCTGGCAAGTATGATAAAAAAAGCTATAAATTTAAAATGTAGCTATTTTATTTTACTCCCCAATAATCAATTCATTCATTTTATTGGTGAATATTGCGATTTTAAAGAGCAAGTAGAAATATGCGACAAAAAATTTGAAAGTATTACTGTTTGTAAATTCGATAATGAATTAATGAATAGTATGTTTTATACACTTTCAACTCTTGTAGAACAACCAATTTTATTGATGTTTGATAAGGCGCAAGAAGATAGGTTATGTATTCGTTTAATTTCTCAAATAATAGATAAAACCTGGTTATTCCAAAACTAGCAAATAATTTAAATCCTATGAAACACCTCTTTATCCTCTCATTCATCCTAACATACATGTTCTTCGGTTTAGAACTGGGGTATACCGCCACGTCATCATGGAGTACGCATATAACGTACTCATTTCAACATGCCGGGTTCATGCATTTATTGATCAACTGTATTTCTTTTTTCTTTCTGTTCCGGGTACTCGAAAAATATATTTCGTCCTGGCACATTGCAGTTATTGCGCTGAGCATTGCATTCGCTGTTTCTTTTCTATGCATTTACAGTAGGGTAGTGGTGGGTTCAAGTGCTATGATATACGCTATGATTGGTATATACTTCTTTCTGGTATTTATCGGTAAGATCGAGATTAAAAATAAGGCCCAACTATTCACCGGAATATCTTTTATTATATTATCGCTTATCATTAGCTTCTTCAAACCAAACAGCGCCGGCCTTCTTCATCTTCTGTGCTTAATATCCGGATGTATTGTTTCTTCTATTCACTATTTTATAACTAGTAAAAATATCAATTAATAACAGGTTACTTAGCGTAGCCGAAGTAAAATCTACCACCATGCCAACATTACCAATCAAACACCGCGCTAAGCGCAAAGATAAATCTACTGAATGGGTGTACGGATTCTATGCCGAAAAAGCGATTATGCGTAAACATTTCATTCTTCAGGAAGAAATACAGCCATATTCTCGTGAAACGATCTTAAAGGAAATTGAAGTACTACCTGAAACCGTTGGGCAGCTCCGCCACATAAACAAATACGGTGAGTATTACGACGGTGATGTGTATTACCATGCCGGATATGGTATGGAAACAGTCTCGGCCATCTGCGAAATACAATTTTCACTAGCTCATGGAACTGATGACGATATTTGTACTATTGCCGGAAACATACACGATGTCCCTGATATTATCAACAAAGTAAATGAATTACCAACATGAGAATAGAACATAATCATAATTGGGTAGAAATTACTGAAGAAGAATATAATAAACATATTATTGTATTACCTGAAAATGCGTCATTTGAACAGGTTTTTAAAACTGTGTTTTGTCATAATCCAAAGGAAATTGTAAAACGTGAATTAATAATTCCTGAACATATTTGTGGGATATTAAATGTCGGAAATTATATTGATTCTAATGATCCTGATAAAAAGTACAAATATTACAAAAGTATAGGTATGCAGTATGATTTTATTGTTTCTCCTGCTGAATATGAAATATTAAAAGATGATCCATCTTTCAAACATTCATATCTGAATAGTCCAGATAGTCCCAAACGTCCCCATAAAAATAAAAAACGATGAAACTACCATGTAAAAACAAATTACTCAAGCTACCTCGTAAACTCAAAAAAGAGTTGAAAAAAGGATTTACCCGCAACATTCATCCTTCTTTTCCTGCTATAAAAGAATCACAGAACCCACTCACCGGTTCCGTTTCTTGCAGCATGTACCAAAACATATCTTATTCCGGTAGTAATACAAAATCATTCTTTCGCTTGTGCAAATTTGCTCGTAAAGAAGAAAGAATGAAGATTAAAAATATGCATGAGTCAATGGGTCGTGATATTTTAAATAGAAGTTTGAAATTTCTAAATACTGATTCCGATTCAGAATCTTTACTTAATGGTACTCAGATTGTCAGTTATGATAAGTACATTGTTGGATTTGATCCTGCTATTGGATTCAGTCATTCTATTACAGGATCTATTGATCCTATACACGCTAGTTTAATTGCATTACATCCTAAAATAAACATTTAAAAACCTCTCACTGTATAGGTAAGTGATATTAAATTATGTTTGGAGGAAATTTTATTGGAGTATCTGATTATAAAAATATCCCATTACATGAAGGTGATATTATTCAATGGCCCAATCAAGAAGCATTGGGTGTAATTCGATATGAAAAAAATTCTTGTCAGTTTAGAATACAGTTTGAAGATAAAACACAGTCATGTCATGTTGGACTTCAAATGGGCGAAAAAGGTCAGGCAATTAAAATAGGTAGTGTCTATAAAAATCCTGAACTTACGCCTTGGGCAATTTAATTTTCCCAACCGTCCCCAATGTCCCCAAAAATAAAAATAACCCAATACTAAAAACCTCTCACTGTACAGGTAAGTGACATCAAAACATGAAAAAATATTTTATTTATCAAGATGGAAAGGGTGATTATTTCCTTGCAAAAACGAACAAGTGTAAACTTATTGGAAAATTAGTTGGTGAATTTAAAGCGGAACTAACTACTGAACCTATCAGTGTTGGATGGAACAAAGGTTCTGTATTAGCATTAATCAATGGAGAAAAAGTAAAAGTTGATACTTACAAGTTTTATTGATTTTCGATGAGTTCCCATTGTCCACAGAATAACCCAAAAAAAAACAGCTTCCCGATCTCTCGAGAAGCTGTTTTGTTTTACTGCTTACTGTTTACTGTTTACTGTTTACTGCTTATTTCAGTTTGTATCGCTTTCATTTCCTCATCACTACCGGCATTATTAATCCTTACGGCAAACTTTTTAAACTCATTTGCCTTTTGTGCCAGTTCGTCGGGGTTGGGTGCATCTTTCATTTCGTTTTCAAGTTTCGATATTCCTGCAGTAAGATATTTCAGCATGTTGTACTTCTGTGTTGATAACGTTGCCATTCTAGCCGTATATTCTGCCACCTTGCCAATATCTCCACCTTTACGGTATAAATCCATGGCATTGCTTTTATACTTGCTTATATAGTGTTTTTCGTCACTGATAGCTGCTTTAATGTCGTTGTACTCTTTTCGTAGTCCGGCATCACTTTCTTTGATATCATCTTTCGAAGTATACAATGCACTAAGTGGAGTATCACGAACTTTCAGTTCTTTTCCTTCTACCAGTTTATCACCTGAGTCCACCGACTTTATAAATATGCTGTATAGTCCACCCATATATCCGCGCATCAAGTGATTAATTACATCGGGGTTAGGACTCACCTTTCCGGGCATTACACCATCACCGCCACTGAGTTTGTCAGTTTCTTGTGCTGCCCATACCAATATGGCCGGTGCATATGGTTCGCCTTTTTTATTCTTACTGGCTTGCACATAACCTGGATCGGCATTATTCGCATATTGGTTGAATACATTTCCGCCGGTATAGGTTGTATTGATGGCCAGTTGAACCCATGGTTTCATTAAGTCGGGTGTTACGCTGTTAGCAAGCATCTTCCATTCTTTACCGTCCGATTTTACAGCTCCCATCGGGTTAATGGGTAACAGGTCGGTTAATCCTATCATGGTATTCACGGCTAGTTCAGTAGTACTCACTTTTCCTTGTATACTCCGGTAGATATTATCACCTAACGAATGGAATACGCGCAACTCCTGTGGTAATGACCATTTCACAAAACCATCACCGGTCCATATACACCAGTTGTTTTGTCTATCCCACTCGGATAGGTTGTTGTATGCTGCTTCGGCTTCATCTCCTCCCAAAAGTTGTGTGAGCATTGGTGCAAGTATTCCGGTAGCTACAAACGAAGCCAACAGTCCTGCCATTCTCCATGGATGCTGTTTAGTTGTTTTTACCATATTATCCAATGCTTGTACCGCAACGTTGAAAAATAGGAATGATTTTCGCATTTCGTCAGCTCCTAACGCTCCACTTCCTTTTCGGTTGAAGTTTACGGTTACTTCCTTGGCATTATTTACGGCTTCCGGTATGGTTCGTCCTGCTTCTCTCGAAGTGATATAAGTGGCCAAACGGGTTGTATTTTCCGCAACTAAATTTCCAACTTCAAAAATCTTGAATATCATCGACGGTTCATGTACTTTACCGCTTTTTATTTCATCTTCTATTCGTTTTTGAACTTGTTTTATTTCTACAATATGGGTATATCCTGTCTTACCGCCATTCATTACAAATTCTTCTGCGTATTGGTCGTATTTATTTTTTACAGATCCTTTTCCCATCATCATGCTACTAATGGCTTTGATGGAAACGGGTATGTTCTTGATAAAATTAGCTTGATAGGCCAACCCTTCTTTTACTCCCAACGTAGTTGTAGCAAATGTCAAGTCTCTTTCAAGATTGGTGGCCATAAATAATGGATTGCGCGATGTAAAGTTGGCTGCCATCCATCGTTGTACTACGGAAATTGCGTCGAAGAACTTACCGGCTTCTACCCGGTTATCTCCGTTTATGGCACGGGCTACTTTTGGGTTGGCATTTATATACACCACTTGCTCTGTACCGTTTTCAAAAACATGTATTTCGTGCTGTTTGGCTTGTTTTGGTTTTACAAACAATCCTATATCCAGTTTACCGCGTTTCTGCATTGCTTCTCCTTTGTCGGCCAATGTTTGCATATCGGCTTCAAACTTGGTTATGTTCGTAGCGTATTGTTCCGGATCTGCATTCCATTCCGGACTTTGTTGTTCCCAGATAGGTTGCTTATCGTCTGTTTCGCCTACTTTCTTGTACCAGGCTTGTTTCAATGTTAGCATTCCGGACTTATCTTGTCGGGCCAGTCGTACCCATGCCTGATTTAAATTGTTTTTGTTGGCTTGTGTAATGGCACTGTGATTCATAGAGAAAATATACGCGAATGGTGTTTCAGGGCGCGAAGTACGTCCTTTGGCCTTGATAAGTGGTGCCACAAAGTGTGTTCCCATATCCGGACTGTAATCGTATTTGTCTTCGGCTATTTCTTTGTCAAATCCTCGCAACGGTATGTAGTACTGGAACCTTGTTTTCAAATCTTCAAAGGTTTCTTTGTCTATCATTCCGTTTTCAAACTGTACTTTACAGGCGTTTTTGGTAGATTTGTTTATCAAGTCCCAAAACTTGGCAGTATCTTGCTTGGCTTCAAATTCGTCAATATACTGTTTGGCCGGAATTTCCACTTCTTCCTCAATGGCAGTAATACCGGAATAGTCTTTTGTAGAATCGATCTTTGTTTCCTCAAGTCGTTTTTTAGCTTGATTAGTCAAATTCTCAATTTTCTGTGCATATTCATCAACGGCTTCTGAGTCTGCATAAGTCGCGTTCGCTGAACTTGTCGCGTTCGCTGAGCCTGCCGTGTTCACTGAGCTTGCCGAAGTGGAGGTAAGCCAAATCTCCTTGTACTTTTCGTTAGTATTTAGCTTGTTTATTTTTTCTTCAAGCCAATCATTCCAATGTTTCTCAACTTCTTCAGGTGTTTTATTGATCAAAGCAACTCTTTCTTTGTACCTTTCATCAATCTTCGATATTTTATTATCATAATCAACCATTTCAAGCGGATCAGATGGTTTCTCAATTGATTTTATTTTTGAAACTTTCCAATTATTAGCCCATTCTATCAATCGTTGTCTATCCATCCACTCATTACGTTCGATTCCGTGTTTCAACATCATGTAGTTTTCAATGTCACGGTAACTGGATATCTTTTCCATACGGTTCACTTCTTTCATAATAGGAAGATTGAACCGGTGTTCGTAAGCATCCATTTGTGAGTCATTCATTCCACCCAATGAAGTGGAACGCATATACCAATCATTGATCGGCGTAATCTTCAACCCATTATTAATAAGTACATCCTGAAAATGCTTCACGGCTATGTGCTGATCCTGATACGCTTCTTGTATGGCAAACGTAAGTTTTGATATCCCACGTTCCATCTTATTATCCAACTCATCACGCAACTTCTCCGTTATCGGATTTCCCGCTTCCCGTGCCAACTTCCTGGACACTGAGCCTGTCGAAGTGGGAGTTGCTGAGCTTGTCGCGGTTGGTGAGCTTGTCGAACCATCGGTTGCTGAGCTTGTCGCGGTTGCTGAGCTTGTCGAAGCAAAGTCTTCCGGCTTACTTGTCCCGGCTTCAATCCTTTTCACCTTCGTCTCTAAGTCAAACTTCTCTTCATTAAGGCTCTTTACCTCTTTGGAAAAATCTAAATTGCTTATCTGTTTATCTTCATGCTGTTTCTTAAGTTCTTTCTTACGGTCCTCAATAGCTTTAATCTCATCGTTGTACTTCACTATTTGTGCTGCATAATCGGATAAGGATGCAGCATATTTTGGTTTGGTCACTGATTCGGGTAATGAGCTTGTCGAAGCAGGGTCGCTGAGCCTGTCGAAGCGTTGTTCTTCAGGTTTCACATCCGCCGTTTCCGCAAGTAACGTATTCCGGCGTTCTTCCGTCGTAAGTTCCAGTCTCGATTGTACATTTCGTGCTTCTACTTCTCCGGCCGACTTACGATAGTTGTCAAATGCTTCTTGTTCGGATGAAGTGGTATTAACAAGTTTTTTAAGTTCGGCTTTCAGTTTGTTTATCTCAACTTCTACGCCGGCAGCTTTCCAACTCTTATTCCACCTTTTCGAATTATTGATTTGGTCCAACTCTTGTTTTTTGTTCTCAAGCTCTTTTTCAAACGATGAAATAGCATCTTTGTACTCTTCAAAACTAAGGTTATTAGCTTTGGCATTTACCTTATCTATCTCAACGTCGATATTGGATCCCAACGAGAAACCTTCTATCTCCTGAATAGAATGTTGTATCTCGTGTGTAATAAATGAATTAGCACTTTGTGGAATGCTTCCGTTACGCGATTGGTAAACGGTTATCTTATTTTCGTCAGGAAAATTCATGGCTGAATATTTTCCGTTGAAAGGTTCTACATTAATTTGTATTTCCTTCAATTGCGGATAAGCAGTGAACAATTGTTCATCACTCCATACTTCCGACAATGATACTGGTTCACTGGTCAGCGTACCGCTCAGTTTTCCGTCCGCCACTTCATACCGCCACTTTCCATCTACTCCCTTTTCCCAATCGGTTGCCAGGCGTATTTCTTGTGGTGTCTTCGTAGCTTCCATTTCTTTAGCTACTCTCAAATCATTTAAACGGGTACTTGCTTCGGTATCGGTTGCTGAGCTTGTCGAAGCATCAAGCATTTCAGCTCCATTTTCACCTATTATCTGATAACGTATATCCGATGTATCCGGAGAAAACGATCCATCGTTCCCGGTAGCTGATTTTATTTGAGTAGGTAAGAATACAATATACTGATTTAATTCAAATTGTCCATCATTGGTATTTAAGGCAAAATATCCGTCGTTTTCTTTTGACTGAATCAAATCTTCTGCATTCCAAATAACATTGTTGTCCTCTTCTCCCTCAAAATCTTCAATTTTAGGATCAAGCGTTTTTAAATACGCTTCAATAATAGTAGGGTTTTCAGGTTTACTGAATCCCATTCCATTTGCATAGTTTTTGGCAGCTTCTAAATTATCTGTGAAAAATATAGGTGTTTTACCATTACCAATTATAGATCCTTGGTCTGTTTTTGTGCCTCTATAAACAATTAATGGTCTATCTGAATTATCAACTGCTTTGCTATCACCAAACCATTTCCAGAAATTGCGTATTCCTTCTTCGGTACTGTGTATCGGTTTTCCTAAACTATTGGTGGTACTTCGCTGTTTTCCGTCGATGTCGATGGTGTCTCTGGTTGCTGAGCTTGCCGAAGCATCGTCACTGCTTCTATTATCAGATCCTTCATTTTTTCTGGGTCTACTGGGGTATTTTCTTTTTCCAAAAGTTGTTGAAGTGCCTGATACTCTTCGTCCGTCAGGTTTACCTGAGATGGTGCTGTTCCTAGATTGATATGAATTGTTTTCATTTTGTATTGTATTTACTATTTTTTGAATTTGGGGTTGAATTTGTTCATGTACTGAACTATAATTTACAGTTCCATTGATAATATCCTGAATAGAATTTTTATTCAAAAGCTCCTGAGTAGCATAGGCCATTATTTCATCGGCTTTCTGATCCTCGTTATAGTTTTGTATTTCAATATCGTTCAGATAAATCGGTTCTAACTCCGACATATATTCCTTTGCAGCATCAAAATCTTCTGAAGTGAAGTTTTCATGTACTATCGAATGGGTATTTTCATGCAATATAGTTGTGGCCAGTGCTTTTTCAGTTTTGGCATCCATGGCATTAATGATAATACCATCACTTGTTTCTGATCCTCCGATTAATCCTAAATTTATAAGTACTTTCTCTCTTTCATTCAAAACAGAATATTCAGATAATTTCTGAATAAAATCTTCTCTGTCTTTTGGAACATACGATTCTTTAAAACCAAAGGATCCTTCAACCTCACGAACTAATGATACTCTATCTGCATGCTTTTCTTCTACTGTAGAAAAATCATCACGCAAAGATACGTTATTTTTTATAAGGTCGTTAGGGTTGATTTGATATGATACATGATTGTCATTTTTATCAATAACAACAATACGTGTTTTTACTCCTGTAGTATTTAAAAGTGTTCTGTCATTAAATGCTCCTGCATCAACATCTATAATTTCAGATCCATTATTATCTAAGAATTCACGGAATTTTACTGATTTAGCATCATTTCTAAAGAAAGTGCTTTCACTCATAACAGCTACTAACTTTCCATCTTGTTTTAATAGGTCATAAGCATGCAATACGTGGTCAATATCAGTCGATGTTCCGAAAGGTGGGTTCATTACTATCCGGTCATATTTTTGTCCTGAAAATGCCATAAAATCATCTCCAACCAAATTATATCCTTTTGCACTCAATACTTCACGCAATGGATTAGATATTTCAATTACATCGGGTTTTATTCCTTGTTCTTTTATTGCATCGGCTATGTTTCCGTTACCGGCTGATGGTTCAAGTACGCTCATTCCTTCTTGAATATCCGCATAGTCCAACATTTCGCTAACTACCTTTTTAGGCGTTGGGAAAAAGTCAATACCTACATTCTTACCAACTAAAGCACGTTCCAGTTGTTTTACTTTGTCAACTTCACCTTTTACTCCACGATATTGTATGTATTCACGTAATGCAGAACGAAGCATGGAATCATTTTCAATTCCCATCGCTTTAAGTCGCTTATGGTCTGCAAGACTGTTTTTAATTGGATCAAAGAAGTATTTTTCATTTGATGAATTCAACATGTCTTGAATTTCCTGAACTGCTGTGTCGGATGTCAGTCTTATATTTTCAGTTTCTTTAAACTTCGCTAAATTCTTCTCCCACTTAGTTGCAATTCTTTTTACTCCTGGTTTCGTAAGTGATTCTTTTATCAGGTCTTTTAATCTGGAAACATAAAGACTCGGGTAATACCCACCTCTTAAATGTTCAAGTGTTTCAAGTGTAGCAGGTTCACCCTGGTGTTTCTGTCTTTCTGAATACTCTGAATACTTTTCGTTCAGTTCTTTATATTTCGCCTGTTGAATTAATCCATCAAGTAGTTCAATGTGAGTTTTTGCATTAATTCCATCCAATAGTTTTACATCACCACGATCAATGGCATCGGATATATTAAGCATCGTTTGAGCAATACGTTTTTGTTCGTTGGCTCTTTCATCCATACGCCCGGCTTCGCTTGCACGTTTAGAAGTGTTTGTAAGTCGCTCACGGTTTAGTTCCGTTTCGGCTGCTTCAATCATCTTATTGGCGTTATCGCGAAGTTTTGAAACTCTGTTCTGAATTTTATCTTCCTGAGTGGTTTCGTTTATGGTTGATACGTTTTCAGTTTCTAAACCTTTGAATTTTTCAGCATCTTCACGTGTTTTAAATTGGAATCCTGGTATTGCTCCATCTTTATTATAGGAGGAATAGGATCCACCAAATTTCTTTGCTTTTGAATTAAGTTCGTAGTACGTGTCTTTATCTACTCTATCATTCAATTTTACCACAAATAATGGGGCACCGGTCTTCGTATGTTTCGAATCAATAACATCGCTCATACTTACACCTTCAACTTTACTTACTTGTGCTTGCGTTTCATTGTTTTGTTTACGAATTTCCTTCGTTCTGTCAGTTACAAGTTCATCGTATTTCGCTTTTTGCTCTAACGAAAGTTTACCAATTCCATTTTTATCAATAAATATTTTGAATTCTGGTAATGTTTCCGGATTAGTTAGTGCTTTTTTGAACTCTTCTAAACGTTGTTTGTAAATATCACGTTGTTTTTGAACTTCTGCTACGTGGTTATCAATGTCCGATTGTGTTGCACGTGCTACTTTTCGTGCTATCATTACATCATGTGGAGTCGTAAAGTCATATTCAATAGAACCGAAAGTGAATGTCATTAGCATATCATCGTAAATAGCTTTTACTATACGATCTTTCTTTTCACTTTTTGCTGCATATCTGCTCCATGAACTAAGACTATTAATAAGTTCATCCTTCTTTTTAGTATTAAGTTCTGAAATTATTGCATCTTTACTACTACGAAGTACTTCAAATGCTTTTTTATACGCATCTAAGGTTATTTCTCCGTTATTGAATTGATTTTCAAAGTCATTGAATGATTGTACAGTAAATGAATCAGGAATTAATGAAATCGATTTTTCGTTATCAATTATATTTTCTTCACTGGTTGCTGAGCCTGTCGAACTGGTTGCTGAGCTTGTCGAAGCATCAACTGCATCCGGCGTATCTACATACTCACTAAATGGTTTGCGTTGTTTCTTTCCATCGTATAACCAATGTTTGAACTTTTCACCGGCAGGAGTAATGGCACTAAATCCATCCCATCCTTCTGAATAGTTACTCATGTAGGCTGCTTTGGCTTCCTCTGCTGAGTCAAAACCTAACATCACCTTACTTTCATCAAACTTACTAGTTTCTTGTCCCGACTGTCCTATTTCTAAGGGGACGAGCGAAGCGGAGGGGTTAGCAGGGGTTATTTGGTCAATAACATAAATCCCTCCCTCTTTCGGATTATTACCAATAAACACATCAATAGGATCACCATCGTAACCTATCGTACCATCCAACTCACCATAGTGATTTTGCATGGTTACGCTCCATTTCTGACCGCCTTCGTCTATCCCTGAACGTTCTGTACCTTTCAGCGTTTCAATGGTTATATTGTGGTGCTGTAGGTTCACACGAGCTTTGGCATAAATACCAGTTTCCTTTTGCTTTTCAGTTGGATTGGTATTATGTGCTTGCTCAGCTATGTAATCGTCTAGTTCTTTGGTATCTCTTTCGGCTTGTGTTAGTCCTGTGCCTTCGCCTGATCCTGATCCTTCTTCATTCGCAATTCCTTCACTGAGTTCACCTGTGCCTGTACTCGCTGATTGTTCGTCAACTTGTCCGTTGTTGGTTGTTTCTTGTCTGTTTGCATAGTATTCGTTTTGTAAATTAGTAATTAAATCAAGTTGTTCGGGTGTAAAGTTAGTAATTCCAATATAAGATGATAGTATATCATCCGGAATTTGTTCCAGGTAATTCAATTCTTCGGGGGTGAAACTTTGATATATTGAATAATCTTCTTCGTTAAGGTCTAGGTTTTTATGCTTTTCTTCCGATTTTTTCAATGCTTCACTTTTGGTCTGTGTGCTGTTGGCCACATCCAATACAAAGTTGAGTATATCCTGACTTTCAAGTTTATCAAGTCCGGGTATACGTCCGTTATTATTTTCACCACCATATTCGTCCCATATTGCATGGGCAAATTCTTGTGGGGTAATACCGTCATCACTGAGTATTCCTTTACGTGCTGTTTTCTCTTCGGCAGAAGATGCAAGTCCTAACTCATCACCCAATCCTTTGTTTACTCCGTCACCGGTCCACTTAAATTTCATACCACCGGCTATCGACCGCAACACATAATCTTCAACGTCCAAATATTCACCTAAGTTCTGCAGTCGTTTATCCCATGGATTGATCTGAGTAGATTTTTGTTTCTCACGCACCGGCACCGACTCTTCAATAGATGGTTCAATAGTCTTAATAGCATCAGCATTGTCAATATTGTCCACAATGTCACCCATATTTTCAGAAACTTGGTTTTCTTGTTCCTCTTTAGGAGAAAGGGGTTCTTTTACTGCTGACTGCTTACTACTAACTACCGACTGCTTACTACTAACTAAATTATTCAACTCTTCCAATCGTTTTTCAAGCTCTACCTTCTTTTCATTTAGTTTTGTTTCCTCGGATTTAAGGCCTGCTTTAATGCTCGCAATCGCTTGAAGTGTCTTAGCTTTATTAGTACGGGAATACTTTTCTTTGTTGAACTTGTCAATTGCGCGATTATTAGTTTGGATTTCATTTTGCGTATTTTTTACAACTTGTTTAATGGCCGAAATTGCACTTTCTTCGCCTTCCGTTTCTTTCAGATAATTGAATGTCTGTACATCACTCATCGCATTAAAATCCGGTGTTCCATCTCTCAATACCGGATATTGTGGCGTATTATCAACTGTATTTTTTACATCGTCTACATTGTCCACAACGTCCCCAGTATTTTCAGAAACTTGGTTCTTCAAGTCCCCTTCAGGGGATTTAGGGGTAGATAACTGATCAATGTTTATTTCTTCATCATTCACCAATATCTTTCCTTCTTTCCGCAATGTTGGATCTATCTGAAGTATACCTTCGGCCACTGAGCCTGTCGAAGTTGTATAACTCACCGTGTCACCGGATGATAATCCGCGCAACTGTGTTTCGGGTAGTATGTCACTTTCCGCAACCATTTTAGAAGTACCATTCTCTGCCGTTACTTCATATCCTTCCGGTGTCACATTCGTAATGGTACCATACGTTCCATCTTTCAAACGAACAAACTCATCAGCAGTATAATCTGAAACTGGCTGATCATTGGTTACATCATTTTCGGAAACTTGGCTCTTCAAGTCCCCTTCAGGGGATTTAGGGGTGGTCACTGAGCTTGTCGAAGTGCGCATTCCTTCCTGTATCGCCTGTTGTCTCATTGCATCTTCTTGCGCATATTGCTCTTGTAGCATAGCCAACTGTTCGTACGGAGTAGCATTGCTAACCACTTCCATATTATCGGCTGTAGTAACTTGCGTTTTGCCGTCAGCATCTTTATAATAAACGGCTTGTTCTGATTTCTCAGGATCAACCATCCACGGTTGGTCTTGTTTACTTTCGTCTTTCGTTACGGCCAATCCCGAAATAACAGGGAATGATTCATTTTCATCTCCTCCTTTTATACGCGCGGTTACAACTGTTCCGGTAGTAGGGTTCACCGATTTTTCAACTTGTTGTTGTGCTTGCTGTAATTTTGTTGTCAATGCTTCCTGTGCAGCGTTTTCAAGTTGTATAGATTTTGATGTAGTCGACAAATAATTGATGATCGATTGTTTTTGTAGTTCATTGAGCTGTGCATCATTCATCACATCTGCCAATACTTGTTTTTTTGCTTCTGGTTCAAGTGTAAGCACTGTATTATCAAACTGTATTCCTAAACCGTTCAACTGTTCATCCATTACCCGTTTAGCTTCCGCAGCTTTAATACCTGTTTCAATGTGTGGTTGTGGGTTCATAACATCCACGTCAGTAGGTATAGTTGGGTTTACAATGCTTTCAGGGTTACTGATAGCTTGTTGGTAGGTTGGTTCTTGATAAAATGCGTTACGCTTGTCGTATTCGTGTAGGATCGATTGATGCACGTCAGCTATGTTGGCCGACTCCATAGGTGATTCTTTCGGTATATTCACAACATTACCGCTTACATCCATTCCCATTAGGCCGTCATTGTTCTTTCCAATCACATACAATGCATTTCCGTTTTCATCTCTGGCCACGGTTACATTTCCATTGTTTGCAAGTCTTGTCAATGTGCCGGCTACTTTGTTCGAAAACACATCTCTCTCGTTGATGGTTGCTTTTCCTGTCGTAGCATATTGTTTCAACGCATTGTTGAAATCAGTAGTGGTCATGCTATAAGCATTATTCAAACTGTTTTCCGACAAGGTTACTTCTTTTCCTTCGGGTGTCAATCCTTTGTTACCACTTAGTATCTCCACCGGCTTACCTTTTTCATCAAAAGTGATTGCTACTTGTCCCTGTGCGTTTCTGCGTTCTATGTTAGCTTTCGATTGTGCATGAATAGAGAATGGAGAAGTAAGCCCCGAAAAGATAGCTCCGGTTACTGCTGCTTCTGTAGCTGTATTAATCCAGTCTTTCAGATCGTGATGTTTACCATAAATTTCATCAATGGCATTTTTACTCAAATCCATTGCTTCCATGGTGCCAACGCCATGCAGTGTATTTCGCATGAGTTGTTTTACTATGGATGGTTGCGCTTTTGCAAATGAATTCATAACGGCTTCACCGCCTGTCCGCAACAATTCAGGGTTTGATTTGAATACGGATTGTACGGCTTCTGATAAAAGACCTTTGGGAATGGTTTTACCTACCAAATAATTAGCTGCTCCGGCCATTACTGCTCCGTAAAGTAGTCCCGCGCCTGTGCGTGCATATTCGTTGGTTTCTTTTCCTTTGTTTACTTCGTCGTACATTTCCAATCCATCGCCATAACCTGACGCTGCAAATACGCCTGTTATAGCGGGTGTCAATGCTCCACCGGATGCTATATCCGCAACTGCAGCACCGGCAAGTGGTAATAAACCGCCTATTTTCTGACCGGGTGAATAATTTGAGTTTTTACGTGCGTAGTTACTGGCCTTTTCTCCAAGGTCCTGAATTTTTTTTCCATAACTATCAAAAAAGTCTACTCCGGCTAAACTTTCGGTTTTGCTCGTTATATCTCCAATCCCTTTTAATGAGGATCCACCAATTCCGGCCAAAGAATTTATAGCTCCTTGCGCTGCGTCTTTATAGAATTGTGGGTTGAATTCCTGTTCTGTTACTCCTCTCGAAATAGTCTGAGCTTGTTTGAACATGGCTTTTTCATATTCATTCGGCACGTAATCATTCACCGGTGCATCAGGATCGGTGGTGATCGTTTGTACTTTCAGTTGTGGTGCATCTCCATAAACCGATTGTGTAGGTACCGCAACTTCTTTTGTTTGTGTAGGAAGTTCTTCTACACTTGCTTTTCCTTTGGTATTCTGATAACCGCCACCTGTAGGCAATATAGAAACATCACCTATTTTGGTTACTCCTGGCATTCCACCATAAATAGTTTTCTTCGCTTCTTTATCTGTCAATGGTTTTGCTTCCTGCTTACCGTTTACCGCTTGCTGCTGTTGTGGTATTCCCTGAAACATAAAGTTTTGTTCTTCTGGTCGGGCCATTGGTGTTTTTTGTCCAAAGAATTCAGGAAACTTACTGTTCAGCGTTGGTTGATCATATTTTCCGGCATTCAACGTGGCCGAATAGTCGTGTGCTGCTTGTAATAGTTTTGGATCGTTATTAAACTCAGGAAACTTAGCCATCAATTCGTTTGTGGTTAAGTTGGGTTTGGCTTTGATAGTTGCATCAAAATCCAATAATGATTGTTGAATATCTGGCATAGTTATCGTATGTTACCTGTTATTGTTGATTTTCCTGTATTTACTTTCCCTCCGGCATTATTTTGAGTAATGGGCATTTTCCATTGTACTGCTGAAGGGGAAGGTGATTGTGTTGTAGGTTTCTGAAATTTACTATTGTACTGATCTTGCGCGTATGTCCATGCTATTTGCTGATCAGTAGTAAGTCCTTTATGTGGAGTCCCAAACATATCGGGTTTATCAATCAATAGTTCAGGGTGGTTTTTCATAAATACAGCATCATTCTTTGCTGAATTTGCCATTCCCTGAATTTGTTGTTTGCTCATTTGAAGTGGAACAACTTTTCTTCCTGTGGCATCTTCTTGCGCATTTGGATCACTTGGATGTGCATTGATAACTAGCCCCGAAAAATTATTTTTAATGTCATTGTCGGCTTTCAATCGGCTTGTTTTGGCATTGTATTGCTCAATACCTAGCTTTTGTTTATTAATACCGTAATTCAAATTAAACTCTTTCATTTTTTGATCAAGTTCTTTTCCTTTGAATCCGAGTTCTTCCAGTTTCAATTGATAATCCGCAGCATTCTTTTGTTGCTCGTTGGCATCTTTCTGAGCTTGTTTGGCATTATCCTGTACTTCTTTCGATTTGTAGAGTAAGTATTGGCGTTGTTGGCCACGGGCATTCATGGCGCTTTGCAATTGTTGATTGAAGTCCTGCATTTCTCCGTTTCCTTTGGCTGCATTATAATTCAACATCTCGTTGTCATACTTATCTTTCAATGCTTGAAGTCGTGCATTGGTAGTTTGTGTACTTGTAGGTTCATTTCCACGGTTACGGACCAACGATCCTTTACCATTGGCCACTATTTCAGCTATCGACGATAAACTATCGGTCAACGCAGCACCAAATCTTGCTTTTTTGGCTTGTTCGGGTGTTATTTCTTGCTCCGGCTTTTTGTAGTTACTGGTAAGTATATCTACAATTGGTTTTTTACCGGTCTTCCATTCGTTGTAGAAGTTATTGTAATCAAAGTTTGGCAACTGTTGCATCTGATTATCAATTGCTGTCGATTGGTTACGATAATCAGTAGCTTGTTGCTTATAATCATTAGCCTGTTGATTATATTGATCAATAGGACTTACTTTTTCTTCCGGATCTATATTTGTTGTTGCCATATCTTTACTTATTTACTTTTTTCTTACCTATTATCTCTCTTAAGCCCCCTTCAGGGGGTTGGGGGTCACGGAAAACTAGGCCACCTCTTCATCGGTGTCTTTTTCCTATTGATAAAAGTGAGTATATCCTTCTGTGTTTTGTCCAGTCTCGAAAAATAGGTTCCGGCATCTGTCGGCGATTTTGTTTCTAACCAACGGTAACATACGTAATCAATCAAAAATTGCTGTAACTTTATGTCTATGCTCTTGGTGTAGTTATACGGGAAGTCATCAATCATATTCAGGAACAGCACAAAATCCCTGTCTTGTCTGAAGTCAGGGAATTCATTGTACAATGGATTTAAATCTGTTGGTGTATCTGCCACGCAATGTGCCGGGATGCGTAGCATTACTTCGGCGTGTGCTTCACTAAACAGGCGTTTGAATAATATTTCATATTCTTCATCCATAACTAGTTCGTCCAATAGTTCTTCACTCTGTCCGGTTGTCATTTCGCGTTTACGGCGTTCAGCAAGCAATGAAGTTTCTAACTTTACCGCTTTTTGAATTAAATCGTGTGTGAATATGAAATACAATAATTTCATCGCTTATAGTTTTATTTTGTTGATCACTTTTTGATACTTCATGTATTTTTCCATCGCTTTTGCTCTGTCTTCTTTCGAATAACTGTTGTTGAGCGAAATAGGAGTGGAGTAGAATGCTAGTTTTTCCAGTTCCAGGTAACTCATTTTCTTTGGCAACCACCCTTTTTTCCTACAATAATCAAAACCGGTATTGTCAATGCTCCGCAACTGTCGTATAGGATCCCCGTGTTTGTTCACTCCAACTTCCATCAATACCACATGGAAGCGTTTATTCTTGGCTCGTTGCTTAATATCGCTCAAGCGCATGGCCAGTTTCAACTTAAAGGCTTCAATTCTTAGTATTATGTACGACCGTACATGAAATGCAAGTTCCTTAATTCCCTCGTTTGCGCTCGATGCTATGTCAAGCCATAATTGTTTCAAAAATGTTGTTGTCATAAATTGTGTGTTAGATTGTGTTGTATTTTTATTTTTTCACTGATAACTGATAACTGATAACTGGATTAAATTCCCACCTTCGGAACTGGTAACGCTGCCATTAGTGGATTATCTGCACGTTTAGTCGCTCCACCCAATACACTTGCCCAGTCTGTTTTTGCTGCTCCCGTAATTCCGTTGTACAGCAAGTTATTTCCACTTTCTGCATTCTGTGCTGTGCTGTCATATTCAAGACCTTGTAACGATTGTTTACGTGCCTGGTATCTGTTTTCTGCTCGGTCCTTGAATTGTTGTCCTTGCGCTGCTAAACTTCCAAAGAGGTTGCTCATATTTCGGTTACGCTGATCTTTGTTGGCTATTTGTACTTCAGGGGTGGCACCGGTTACTACGGCCGTATTTTTGTCTATACTATCCTGACGTTTATTTTCATCCCGCATTTGCTTAATCACATTTTGTGCATCAGCTCGCTGCGTATAGTCACCGTAATAGTCTTTATTGTACAATGCTTCATTCTCAGCATTCCACTTTTGTGTTTGTGCTTGCATTTTTCTGCGGGCATTCGCTTCTGCATTCATTCCAAATGCTGTCGAAGCTAGTGACGTTACTGTGGGTATTAAGGCTAGTGGAAACATATCTTTTTAATTTTTAATTATCAATTGTAAATGTCTTGTATCTTCAAATGGTTACTGAGCGTAGTCGAAGTATCATCTCATCTTATCATTATTATAATGATCCTCTACCATAAAGTCCATAAAATCTATTTCGCTTCTTTCATTTACTTGAGCCGTAAAAGCAATCAGGTAGTTTCTGTATGTGGCGCGTACCATTAATCCCATATCAAAATCTTTGTAATCCCTATCTTGATATTCGTGTATAATTTTAAATGCTCTCAGTTGCGTAAAATTTACTCCATCGTTGGATCCATACAGCGATAAAAATTGTGTATCTCCTGTATTCATGTTGTATATCCGTCCGCGAACAATGCACCGCAACAGTTTTTTTACTTCATCAATACCAAAATAAATGGGGCGGGTAATAAAACTTACATTTGCTCCTATTGCTCCTGCTTGAGAGTAGTCTTTTATAGTTTTATCATCCAATACTAAAAGTTCCGGGTAAACATTTTTTACTGCATAGTCTGTTTTCTCAGTAGATAGGTACCACGATTGGGTATCTATATTCAACACGTAGTTGTAATCGCTGTCGTTTACGAGTATCAGCTCATTTTTCTGTACGTTGTACAGTATGTTCTTGAGCGTTTGCAGAAATTCAATAAAGGATCCTGCCGGATTAGTGATCGATATTTCCACGGGTTCTTCTTCCAACTGTACGCTAAGCATCGTTACTTCCTGACCGTTGATCACAAATATTCCACGTTTCCCAACAAATACAACTCCGAATGGAGTTTGGCAAATAATATCCGAAATAGGGGTTTCGTTGGAAATAGGAGTGATGTTCGAATATACTGTGCTTCCATCTCCTACGTTTAGAGCGTAGATATTTTCTGATGTAAACACATATACCGGATATTGGCCAAACTGTCCGTCACTCGCACGCATGGCGTTACTCGATGCATTTCGTGCTATTCCTGTACCTATCATGTAAGTGTTTAGTGCCGGAAAGTTGAACGGATTGTTTAACGACGAAACTTTCATCCCGTTTCTGAATATCTGTTCACGCTGACTTTCTGCCGGTACGGTTGGTTGTTGTCCTACTTGTTGCATAGTAAACCCGAATGGTTTTAAATCTGTGCTTATGAAGTAGGCAAAATTCTGCGTTTCACTGGCTGTTAGTTTAAATTCTTTTGTGTACGCATACCAGTTACCACCAAAGTACGTCATGCGGATAATGGTCATTTTTACAGCACGTGAATCCGGATAACTCAAAAACGGACCCATTTCGTTTTGGCTATTTCCTGCTGCAGTTGATACGGTAAGTTGATACCTCACTACTGTCGAAAGTCCTGTTTCAGTCTTGATATCGGTTTTAATGATCCAACCTTGTCCCGGCGATGTGTTTACAGATGGTATAAATTGTCCTACTCCTTGGTTTTGCAAAAAATAATCCATTCCCCAACCGCGTGAAAGAATGGTTTTGTAATCAATTGCATGTAATCGTGAGTTGTATACCATTTGTTTTTGTGGTAGCAAAGTATGGTGTGTCATATTATCCACCGGCAATTCGTCTTGGTTTACCAGGTTGTCACCTAGTTTTCCTTTTAAATCGTCTGTAATGTCTATCCAATCACCGGCCACAAGTTCATCAAATGGTATTTCTTTTACTTTGTAGAATTGTTGGTTAGCTGTCAGTTCTTTGTAAAGCTCTACATCTGTTTTCAGTGGTGGAAGATAGTTCTCAGGTACTTCGTGGTATGCTCCTGAATCTGAAAAATGTGCATATCCTACAAATTCATAGTTCTTTGCATTTGGTGTTTTGTACAGCGTTATTTCGGGTGTGATAAAAACCGACATTGATTTGATCAGCGACTTGTATTTCTGATCTATCGTTGCGTTGACTTTAAATTTCAACCGGTTATAACTGGCCAGTAACCAAAGGTATTTATTTGCTACCTCGTTATTATTTTCTACTTTTCCATAAAATCCTAATACACTAGGTATGGAATAAACCTGTGTTCCTATTCTGTCACCTGAATTGGGTGCAAATGCAAAACTGATTCCTGTTGGTATTCCAATGTTTGCATAACCATCGTTATTGATGACAGTTTCGTTTAGTGGAATGTTACCGGGCTGAAATACGGCTTTCTTGTCCAGGTAATTATAATTGATCGCATTCACCGCAACCTGATAGCGTGTTGATCTGTCAAAGGATTGATTCAGCAATACAGGGTTTGAGTGCATGATAAATGAACCGTCGTACAATTCCAATGCAGTAATGGCCATGACAAAACCATTTAAAAAACCGTCTGTCTTTATTCCGGCTAATGCTTTTGCATGTAGTCCGTCGTAAATAAAAGCACGGACTTTTCTATTATCATCTGTATTGGCGTCGGCATTGGTAGCATAACTGAATTGTGCATCGCTTCTGTAAGCTCGTGTCTTTACATAACCGCTTGCATCTAGTTCACCATCTACTTTCAAATCTACTTTTACCGGTCCTATTGCTGTACTGGTTTGGTCACCGTCAAAATTGGAGTCGATAAGTTTATACTCATTATCGTACCACAAAATATATTTCAGTCCGGTTGTATCAAGTACATTCAAAATATTTCCGATCTGTGTAATGGAAGGAACAGATGCAACCGTACATAACTCTGTATCGGTTTGCCCTGGTGTTCCTATGTTTTGAATGTACCAAAGTTTCCCACTTCTCACACCTATCCAGTTTTCACCAGTAGATGGTAATTGGTGTACAAATAGTTCATCATACTTATTGGCCAGTGTATAAATCGCTTTTCGTGGAGATACAGGTTTAAATACGCCATTCTTTTTGCGCATATTCACCACACTCATACAATCACCATCATTGTACATCGATGTAGTTGTTATTCCTTTTATCTCTACTGTCTTCTTCATGCTTTATTAATCAATTATAACCGGAGTAAAATTGTACTTTTTTGAAAAATAATCTTTTATTTCTTGTTTGTTCGTAAAAACAGCTATTGGTTCTCCGCTTCCCCATTGAGTTAGTACGTAGTAATTACCAATTATATAAATTTTTGCTCCTGAAAATCCAGTTTCCCATACATCTTCTTTATATTCAACTGAGATTATATAATATCCTTTTTTCTTATTGAATTTAATCTCAACTTTTGTATACTTTTTCATGATCCTTTCTTTCTCCCCTCTCATTAAGGAGAGGGGTTGGGGGTGAGGTATTTTACTGATTAATTCCCGCTAACTGTTCCTTCACTTCCGGTGCAAACTGATACTGTCCTAACTGCTGTTGTAATTCTGGTGGCATTGGTTGTCCGGGTGGTATAGGTTGACCGGCTTGTGCTGCTTCTTTGGCTTCTGTTTCGCGTTTGTTGATGTAGTTTAGCAATTGATCTTTGAAAGGCAAATCACCGGCTTCTAGTAATCCGCGTAAATCCAGTACGTTGTTAGTATCATAGTCTTTCAACTGAAACAGTAAATCATTTTTCATCAACCGGTAAGCGGGTGTATCGGTATTTTCTGATACTGATATTTCCACGTCAATATTTTTCACTCTGTTTTCATCGTAAAGTAATCGTTTTCCTGATCCTTTATCAAAAATATAGCGAGTACCTTTATAGAACTGTTGCATCAGCTGTACATTCATTTTGTCGCATCTCAATACAAAAGAATTTACTGACTCAAATATTCCGTTCAAACTCGTTGCTGAGTTCTGACTTTGCTGTGCATACATCTGCGCGGGTGTTCCGGCCGTTGGTGCCGAACCTTGCAAAGCTCCATACACGCCACTCACGTTTTCGCTCAAGCGTAAGTACATATTTACTACATTCAGTGGGGTGAAGGCTTGCGCTACGGTATTTACAAACTCAGGTTTTGGATCGCCTGTCTTTCCATTGTATGGTATTACTGCATCGTAATCAGTCATTTTACGTTCAATCTCTTCTATACCTCCACTTTCTTCATCAATAGCTGAAGTTGGCATAAACAGCAATGACTTTGCACTATACTTGGATAGAAGTTCCGAAATGGCCGAAAGTTTATTGACTTGTTTTTGTGTATCGATCAGGTCCTTTACGAATGGGTAAATTTTACCAACAAAGAATTCGTGTATCTCAAAGATAATCGGTGGTTTTTCGTGCCAGAATGGATTGATACCTTCGTCCAATACTTCTCCAAATGGAGTCATAAAGTAGTATTTCCAATAACTTGACGTTCCCCACTCGTACTCAATCAATAGCATATCTTCTGGTAATACTCCCATTTTTGCCTGTTCTTTTATCCTGCGGTTATTCTCGGCGGTTATCTCGTACTCTTTTATTTTGAAGTCCGGGTAATACTCACCATTCAAATAGTCATGAATCCAATAGCATTCACCGCTTTCTTTTCTCCACCCTTCAATAACTCTTCCCATCCCAAAGGCTTCAATGCCGGGAACAAAGAAATCTTTCTCTAATCGTTGGTCGGTGAACGTCTGTGTCATTTCATACATGCGTTCTTTATCTGCTCCACGGTAAAAACTGCGGATCTTCTCAGCACGTACTTTGCTGCCTTTGGAGAACATACCCACTATATCATCTACCGACATGTCATAAAAGCAACCCACTAGGCTACAATCTTTGTATCGTGGGTCTTTCATGGTATTATCCACAAAGAAATTGAAGGGGGAAATGTAATCGTTCACTATGTCACTGTCACCGTCACGGTTCACGTAATGGTTTTTAGTGATCATTAGGCCGGAAATGAGTAATTGAACGAGTTGAGAGTATCTAAACTTCCAAAGTTCATTTTTTCTGTATACTGTATGGAGTGTGGCTGTAAGTACATCGCTTTCGGCTTGATGTTCTTCTTTCTGAGCTACGCAAACGGGTAAAGTCTTGTTACTGGACCATACACCC